GCCTCATCATACTCGCACGCCAGCCTCATCATGCTCACGCGCCAGCCTCATCATGCTCGTGCACCAGCTTCATCATGCTCGCATGCCAGCTTCATCATGCTCGCACGCCAGCTTCATCATGCTCATTCGCCAGCCTCATCATGCTCGCACACCAGCTTCATCGTGCTCGTACGCCAGCTTGTTGTTGCTGGTGCGTCATCAACTATTCCCCTTAAAAGCAGAAGTCCCGATGTCGAAGTAAGTGGGCTGATTGTTAGGCGGAAAGAGGTCGATATGCTTCCGGTTGCGTCGAGCGGAAAAGGCAGAAAAGTGCGATCTTAGGCAGAAGTTCAGTAACCAAACCGTTACCCTGTCTGGTGGTAGGTAACGATGGTGTAAAAACAGGTAACTGAGCCTTTTTCGCACATGGTTCTTTTGCATTGATATACAGGAATCTGCACAGGTAACGGGCGCTTTGAACCGGGTAATTTTGCCCACAGTTTTCAAAGCGTATGGATGACAAGAAAATGAAGGTGTTGCTCTACCTCAAAAAGAGCAGTCGTGACAGGTCGGGCAAGGCGCCGATCATGGGACGGATCACGCTGGGACGTTCCATTGCACAGTTCAGTTGCAAGCTGTTCTGCAATCCCGATTTGTGGAACCTGCGCGAAAGTCGGATGGACGGGAAAAGCCGTGAAGCGGTCGAGGTCAATGCCAGGTTGGACAACCTGCTTCTCGCTGTTCAGTCCTCCTATCAATCTTTACTTGCCAAGGAGGCACCGTTTGACGCAACGGACATCAAGGAACATTTCCAAGGCAGTGTGCAAAGTCGAATGATGCTTTTAGAACGGTTCGATGGCCTGATCGAGGAAATGAAGGATCACGTCGGTGTAGACATCAAGGAAAATTCTTTGGCCGCGTACCGTCAGACAAGAGTGCAATTACAGCAGTTCATTCGAGCGAAATACAAAGTCTCCGACTTGACCTTTTCGCAGCTTACGGAGGACTTCATCAAGCAGTTCGAGCAGTATGTAACCGGAGAAGTGGGGCTGAAACAGAGCACTTGCTATAACATGATCGTCTTTATTAAGAAGGTATGTAAACTGGCCTACCGAGAGGGCACCGCAGACTCCTTGCTATTTGACAATGTACACGTGGATAAGGGAGATAGCCGATTACCTAAGGCACTCGATAAGGACGCGTTGGACAAGTTAAAAGCGCTACGTTTTGACGGTTTGGACGGGAATATGGAGATCTCCCGCAATGTGTTTCTTTTCGCCTGTTACACCGGCGCAGCTTATTGCGATCTGATGGCACTGAACCGTGAGCATCTTGTTCGCGACGATGAGGGCAATCTTTGGCTGAAGTTCAGCAGGCAGAAGACAGGCGTCCTCTGCCGCGTAAAGCTGTTGCCCGAAGCTCTTCGATTGTTGGAGCAGCTACACAGCGATGCCAGAGAAACACTGCTCCCTTATATGAATTATGCCACCTATTTGTCTTGTCTGAAGGCAATCTCACTAAGGGCCGGACTGTCTTTGCCGATCATCACGCACACTGCTCGGCATACATTCGCCACACTTGTGACCTTGGAACAGGGCGTGCCCATTGAGACCGTCAGCAAGATGCTTGGACATAGCACGGTGCGCATGACCGAGCGATATGCGAAAGTCACTCCCCAAAAGCTGTTTGAAGAGCTTGATCGCTTGATCGCCTTCACCGAAGATTTACACCTAATCATTTAGCAGAAACCAATATGAGAAGTACATTCAAGATCCTGTTTTACATCAACAGACAGAAGACGAAGACAGACGGCAAGACAGCCATTTTTTGCCGCGTCACTATCGATGGCAGAAGTGCGGTGATGACAACCGGCGAAGAATGTCTGCCGACCGAATGGAACAGCAGACAGGGTATAACCGGCGAAAAGAAAATCAACCAACGCCTCGCAGCGTTCAAGGAGCTTGTGGAAAAGACCTACGCGGAAATGCTCGCAAGAGATGGTGTGGTCAGTGCAGAACTGCTCAAGAACCGTTTGCAGGGCGTTGCCGCTACACCGACCACCCTTTTGACCATGAGCGAGGCCGAACTGCAATCCGTTAAGGCATGTGTCGGTAGGTCAAGGTCAGAAGGCACCTATCGAAATCATACCTATTCGGACAAGATGCTTCGCCAGTGGATAGAAGACAAAGGGCGAAAGGACATGCCTATCCACGCTGTTACAGAAGAGATGTTCGAGGAGTTTCGCTTCTACCTCAAAAAGAAATGGTTTACAGCGAAGACGGTCAATCGGCACCTCTGTTGGCTCTGCCGATTGATGTATCGTGCCGTCAGTAAAAGGATCATTCGCTACAATCCTTTTGAGGATGCCATCTATGAAAAGGATGAGAGGAAGATTCGCTTCTTGCAAAAGAGCGATATAGCCAAGCTCATGGCGCTGAAGGTAAACGATAAAGAAGCAGAGCAAGCCCGGCAAATGTTTCTCTTCTCCTGCTTTACCGGACTGGCTATTGCGGACATGGAGCGCCTGAAATTCTCTCATATCCAAACGTCAGCCGACGGTAGGAGGTATATCCGCAAGGAAAGGCAGAAAACGAAAGTGGAGTCTGTTGTGCCACCACATCCGATCGCGGAGGAGATCCTTAGCAGATGCCGAGAGGAACAAACGGTGAAAGAGAAAGGTGACGACCTTGTCTTTCCATGCGATTGTAGCCGTAGCGCGATGAACAACAAACTGAGCACTGTGGGGCTGGCCTGTGGTATCAGACAACGCCTGTCTTTCCACATGGCTCGTCACACGTTCGGAACCCTGTCACTCAGTGCTGGTATCCCGATAGAGAGCATCGCCAAGATGATGGGGCACGCGTCCATATCCAGTACGCAGATCTATGCGCAGGTGACGGACAAAAAGATCTCGGAGGACATGGACGAGTTGATTCGGAAGCAACAAGCAGCGTTAGCGTGATCCCCGCACGGCTGTTCCAACGTGAGGCGGTATGCTTTTTCCCTTTCATCGAATAGATCTTACTACATGACTACAACGGGGGTAATACAGTGAAAGAAGAGGAATTGGGGGGTAGTTAGGTGTAGTCAAAAAAACATGACTCCTTACGGTAACCACATCGAAATTTTTCGCACAGACTAGATATGACTATTTAATAATGAGCATCTTATTTAAGATTCCATTATGAGAATTCAATATTAGAGGCTGAAAAGCATATCTGAAAATCAGACTCCTATATTTTGATACGGTTGCCCTGGGGAAGAAGATCAAAGGAAGGAAAGAATATATTGTTGTGGATACACTTGAACTTCCTAGGACAACTGTAATCCATCTGGCAATCATCTATGATTCTAAAGGCGCAATACCTGTTATAAAGCGACTTGTAGGCAGATTTTCCGGCCTTAAAAAGCACCTTTCCGATGATGGCTATCGAGGCCCGTTGGCAGAGTTTATTAAAGGACTTGGATGGGATTTTGAAGTTGTACTTCGCCCCTCAAGAATCAGCTCGCAAGTTTGTGGTATTTCCCCATAAAACAAAAGAATGAGGATTTAAGTATTTGTCAATGAGCGAATACTGATTGATCTACTCACCCAATGGGAACGAATAAGAAACGAGCGAGGTGCTTCTGCTTTCGTCACTTTGCTGTAGTCATAAGACATCTCATTTCTTGCCCGCAAAGGACGCCAAAATCTTCGAAAAACGTCACAGCAAAAGTTTTGAATCCTTCGGAAGCCCCACAACGGTAAGAAAGCCTACCCTTCGATGACTGCGTAGCTTCCTTTTCCGAAATGCTGTCGATGGCGAAGGGTCTTTCCTCCGCGCTCATATAGGGCTTAAGGAGCGATTGACTAATGACCACTTGTTAGAAATTTTTTTTCCTCTCTGTGAATCCCATAGGATACGAGAAGCAATAATAGGAAAACAAAATTTTTCATTGAAAAAAAAGTTTAATCCGCAAAAAAAAGAGATTTTCTAGGGATAAATCATTAAGAATCACAGAAAAGAACTTTTGTATTACGGTTGTATATTCTATATTTGTGTCGAATATTAATAGATCAGTTTTATGAAAGCCATAGAGAATACTCCACCAGACCTATTTGGGCGCCCTTAGGAACCGCACCCCGGAGGCGCAGCGAAATCAATCGATCCGGACAAGCGGATTTTTGACTAACCCCAAAAACGTTGATGAGAAATGAAAACGAAATACATGATATGGATCACCGCCCTGCTCCTGTTTGTGACGGGATGCGGTAAGGAACCGCTGACACCAGCGCCACCTCCCCCGACACCGACGCCTCCCCCGACCGAATTATCCAAGCAGTGGCACTTGGTCGGCTTTGTCCACGCGGCAGACAGCACAGTGACGCCTCCCGGGCGGATGGCGTGCAAAGGTTGCTTCAGCCTGGCATTAGGAGCGGACGGGACGATCAGCGGGCAGGGTTTCCTCACCGTGTTTGCCGGCTCCTATCGGGTGCATAACGGCGACATTACACTCGAAGGGATCGGCGGTGCAGCAGACGGTGAGCAGCCCGACGGCAAGCAATACATCGAGGCCTTGCGCACGGCGGTTCGCTACGAAATCCTCTCCACCCGACGCATGCGGCTGTATTACAACGGCGGGAAGGATTACCTGCTGTTTCGTGAACGGGGGGAGGCGGACAGCAAGATCCCGGCCGCGCTGCTCGATAATATGTGGAAGCTGTCGGGCTTTGTCCGGACGGCGGACGGCGTGGTGCAGGAAGTGCAGTCCGGGAACTGCGGACGATGCTACAGCATGCAGATGCTCTCGAACGGCGTGATCGCCGGACGCACGTCGGCCAACGAGATCCACGGGAATTTTGAAGTCTGGGGCGATCAAATCCGGATCGACCGCTTCTTCGCCGTCCAACCGACCCGAGACGAACCTACCGACGGTAAGCGATACATCGCCACCATGCCCGAAGTCACCCGTTACGAGGTCAAAGACGGACAGCTGAAACTCTACTACAACGACGATGAAAACTACCTGCTTTTCCGCGCATGGAAAGAGTCGAAAGAGGATATCATCCCCGAGGCGCCACCGGCCGAATTACT